CTCAGGTTGTTCCGGATGGCGATCAGCGCCAGCGGCAGCGGGTTCTCCCGCCCGCGATGCATGAAAAGCGAGTAAAACACCGCCCACTCCGCCGCCGTCGGCGGCACGTTGCTTCCGGGGATCGACCAATCCCCGGAAGAGTGACGAGTGACAAGTGACGAGTGACCAGTCATTGTGGCTTCTTCAGCGCGGCGCCGCAGCATGGGCATTTTGTTCGGGCGAGGATCATAGCGTGAAAACCTCGTGGAACTTGATCCAGAAATGCCTCATTGTTTCTCCACCCACCGCTTGCTTCCGCGCGCGGCTCGGTTTACCAGATCAGCGCCAGAAACAGCGCCGCGGCCAGGGCCGCAATCGCAACCAAGAACCGGATCGACCAGGCCCGCCAGCGGCCCGATTGCGCGCGGTGCTTGTCGCTCTCGCGCATCCACCAGGCCGAAGTCTCTCGCTGGCTGGCGAGCTGCTTTTCCAGCGCGGCGGCGTGGTTCTGCGCATCGGCAAGCCGTGGAATGTAGCGGGCGATATGCCGCGTGCAGTCGCGCTGGATGCCGTGGCTGAAGACCTGGCCGAGCAGCAGGCAGCCATCGGGCGTGATCTTGTCGCGGCAGGCAGCACAGAGATAGAGCCACTCGACGCCCTGGATCGGCTCGCATTGCGGCATCATCGCGTCGCAAATGATGCACGGGCACTGCGTGCCGGCCATTGCGCTCGCGGTCGCTTCCGCTCCTGCTCGCGGCACCTCGGATTGCGCGCTGGCGGCGCGGCGTCCGGTCTCGCTGGCGAACTCGATGTCGCGCAGCAGGCTGGGCGTGTGCCGCTCGAACCATTGCCGCGAGAATCGCTCCTGGTTCATGCGCGCCTCCAAATCCAATCGGCCAGACCCGCGGCGATCAGCAGCAGCCCGGCAACAAACAGGAACGATTCAAACGGCGTGAAGATCATCCCAGCCTCTCTTTCGCGTCGCCGGGATCGAGATCGATCCGAAACGTCTCCGACCTGCCGACTTTCATGCCGAACTCGGCCAGCGGCTCGCCGTGCCACTGCGCGTCTCCCAAAATGGCGGTCCTGTCAACTTCGTGAGCCGTGGACGTGCGAACGAGTTCTGTCCGGCCAGCCGAAAGGAGCGCATCCAGACAGCGGTCCCAACTCCAGCCGCGCAGACGCTGAACCTCCGGCTTCGAGTGCATCCCGATCGTGCCGTAGGGGAATTTGATGGATCGGGCCCCTCCGAGCGATTTCTCCTCGACCTTGAACCAGGCCTTTAGCTCGGCCTCGAGGTCGGAGCACTGCCTGAGTATCGGCGCGCTCTCTTCCGCTGCTTCCTTGAGGACCTTCGCGACCTTAGCTTTAGCCGCATCCTTCAGACGATCAGCGCGCATCTTCTGGCACGCGAAAAGTTCAACCTGGCGCGCCGCGTGCTCCCTGGACTTGATCATTGGGTGCGCTCCTCTCCGGCCGGCGCCGGCGCGGCCGCCGCGACGCGGCGCTGGATGATGCCTTGAACGAAGGCGGTGATTTCGTTGTCCACACATTCCTTGGAGCAGAGGTAGCGCGAATCTTTGGCGGGCTTCTCGTCCGCCAGCATCTCCCGGAACGAAAACACCGTGGGTCCGCTCTTTAATTTGCGGTAGGTGATGACCCACCAATGGTTGCGCTCGCCCCGAACCTTGGGGCACTGTTCGCAATTGTATGTTCCGACGAATGGCATTGCCGTGTTCCCTCCTATGGGCGCTGGGTGAAGGAGACCCGCAGAACGGTTCGTCAGAACCGTGTCCCCTTGGGGAGGACGAGTCGAAAGACCCAGCGTCCGTAGCAGGGCACTGCGTGCGCCTTTGCGCTCCTGGCCCGCCAACTACGCGGGCAGTCGCGAAACCCGGCTCCCCAGATCCGCAGTGCCCCTCAGTGATTCCCTGATCTCCTTTCGTGCTAGAATCCGAGTAGCTCACTCGACGAAAGGAACAACTAGGGAATCGATCTCATCCTCCTTTCCGGCGACCCCTCCATTGCTGTCGGGGCTCTGATTCGCCGCCGCAATCCGTGGCGGCGAATGGATTACAATCTCCTCGTGCCGCGCGAAATATTTCTCGAAGGTGTTGATGAACGCCAGCGCCACGTCCACGTCGTGAACCTCGCCCAGCGCGATCATCCGCACACCTTCCATCAGCAGCCTTTCGACTGGCGGGCGTCCAATCGGAGAATGTGGGCCGCTTACTCGCGTGCGCGGCTCCGATGGGAGCGGCGCCAGTAGATGCGCCTTGGCCCGCTCGATCAGCTCCGCCGGAATAAGACTTCCTGCGCGTTGCATATTGCACTCTCCTTCAGGCGGCGCGGCGCAGCACTTCGCGCTTGGCGTCGCCCACCAGGGTGGCCAGCGGTTTCTCGGGGTGGAGCTTGATCAGCCAGCGCACCCGCTTCAGCATCGACTTGAGCTCTCGGGCCGTTGTGACTTCCGGAATCACCGCCGCCAGAACCTTTTCGCCGGGGAAATGGTCCATGCGCCGCGCGACATCTTCGAGCGCCTCTTTCGATGCGCAGTTGGTGAGGCGGACGTGGCGGACGCACCTCGAGGTGAACTGCAACAAGTCCTCCGCATCGCGTCCGGCGGGGCTCATAATGCGCTCCAGCGCCGTGCCAATTCCCACCAGAACCACGCCGCATCCGCCGCTCTCCATGATGCGGTAGAGCGCCTGGCAAGCCCTGACATTGAGGTAGCCGGCGTCATCCAGCACGATGACGTACTGACCTCCGTTGAGCACGCCGACAATTTCCTGGAGCTGGTCGGCGGCGGTCTTCGGGGGCAACTGGAGGTGCTCCGCGATGCGCCGCATCAGCGATGCGGGCGTGGTCAGCGAGTCCACGATGACGTTGATGATCTGGCGGTTGCCGGTATCCTTCTTGCGGCGGATGAACTCTTCCACGCCGGCGCTCTTGCCGGCCTGAGAATTGCCATAGACGACCACCATCTCACGCTCCATCAGGGCGTACTCGCAGGCTTCCAACACGCGCATGGAATCCTCCATTAGCGGCGAGAAGCGGCTGCCGGTGGCTTTGCGGTCTTCGCGGGCAAAGAAGTTGCGGAGGTGGACTTCGATTTCCCGGCTGTTGACGTAGTCGCGGGAGAAATATTTGCTGAGCGTGGCCCCGGAGTAGTCGATGAGATCAGCGAACTTTGCAATGCTCAAGCCGTGGTCGCGGCGATAGGCGTTGGCGCGCTGCAACAGCGGCTCGTCGTAGCGGGTCCTCTCGTGGGTTTCCTGGAGCGCGACCGCTTGGCTCATGTTCTGGCCTCCTTCAGCATTCCCAAAACGGTATCGCGGAGCCGCCGGCCAATCTCGCGTCGCCGCGGCGCTGACGCCAGCGGCTGATAGTCGGCGCGGTATTCGAGCAGCACCGCGTCAATCCGTTTCTCCAACTCCTTCACCTTCAGGGGGACTTTCTTTGTCGGCATCGAACCTTCCTTCATTGGTGTAATCCGGCATCCGGAACGGCAGCGCTTCCGGAGCGGTTTCTTGTTGAGGCAGCCGCACCGGAAGCCGCTCCTGTTGTTCCGGCTCGCGCGGACCCCGCGGCAGGCCGCGGGAAACAACTTTCGGCGCGCGCTCCCCTTCCCCGGAAAATCCGGGGTGGGGAAGCCCCGCAATCGCGGCGGCCAGGCGATGGCCTTCGGTGATGATGGACGTGGACGGGCCGAACTCTCCATTCACCGCTGCGGCGAGCGGCATCTCGCTCGCCTGGCTCTGCTCGTGCGCTTCCAAGAGCATCTGGGCGTAGGGCGTAACGCCCTCGGCGGCCTGGTGGCGGTCGGCGAGGTAATCCTTGACGTGGCGCAACTGCCCCTTCTTGATCTCGCGGAAGCGCTCGTAGTTGGACTCCGCCAGGTCCCTCCACGCCTCGCTCGTGGCGATGATGATCTGATCCGCCTTGCCCTTCTGGTGGACACTGACGACGACCTGGCCGATGTCGCCAGGGTCCCAGCGCACCGTGCATTTCATGCCGGTCATCCCGGCGAAATATACGCTCCAGTACATGCGGCCATCGACGCTGACGCCGTTGCGGCCGACGACGCGAGTCTTCGCGCGCATCATAAGAACGTCGAATGCCCGCTCTGAAAACACACCCGTTCCCCACGGCTGCACGGGGTGTGAATCAGCCGTGAACGCCGTGCTCGGAGCGGCGTCGGCAGTGGCCGACGGAGTGATCAGGAAGTGCTGCTCGTTCCACGCGCGGACAGTCTTCTCAATTTGCTGGAAGCTCAGGAACGGCGTCTCCTTGCGCTCGCGCCGCGCGAATGCTTCGTGCTGCTGCTGTTGCGGGAAGAGCGCGTCGTCGGGGCGCTCCTTCGGATGCGTGCCGCACCAGCCCGGCAGCGTCTTGATGAAGTCCCGCTCCAGCGTTCCGAAAAACCGCTCGACGGGCTTCGATTTGCCGTGCGATTCGCCGTCGCGCTTTGACGGCAGCGTGTGATGCAACGCGACGCCCAGTTCCGCGCAGAGCGTGGTGAACTGCGCCGAGATGTAGTCCTTGCCGTTGTCCGTCCAGGCTTCTTCCGGCAGGCCCCAGCGCTGCACGTAGCTCCTGAAGGCCAGCGCCAGCAGGTCGGCGTTTGCGCGCCAGGCGCAGCGCCATGCACCGACGCCCGTGGCCTTGTCTCCCCAGTAGGAGAACCAGATTTCGCGGCGCAGCTTGCGCGCCGGATCGCGCTCGTCCCAGCTCCAGATATCCAATTTGTGGTGATCGCCGTAGACGCGCTCGTTACGATGGAAATTCGCGGCGGGCTGCGGCCGGTAGACACCATGCTTGTTGACGTAGGCATTCACGCCCTTGCGCGCGAGCGTCGCGGCCTCCGGCGGGACATCCAGGCAGATCCGGCGAATGGTCGCGTAGCCGAACTCCAGGCCGCAGTCCTGATTCGCGCAGCGCCACTGCCCGTAGCGGCCGCGCGAGCTGAGAACAAGCTGGCGCATCGGCGCGCGATGGCAGCGGATGCAATCGCGCACCAGGCGGTGCATCAAATGGCCGGGGCCAGGCTCGTAACGCTTGAGGTAGAGGCCCTCGACGACCTTACGCTCCGTCAGCGTCAGCGCCAGACGGCCATCATCATCTTTCAGGACCGCGCCGCCGTGATGCGGGCCGGACATCGGTTCGTTCATGGAGCGCGCGGCGTAGTTGGCCAGATTGCGCAGGCGGCGGATGGCGCGCTGCAAGGATTTCGGGAGCGAGCGCAACGTAACGCGCGTCTCGATATCGTCGGCGCGTTTGCGGCTGGGCACTTCGAGCGCGCGATACTGGCCGCGCGCAACGCGGTTGCATGCGGCAGGCTCGCTGATGCGGCAGACGGCGGCCAGCTCCAGAATCGAGCAGGTGTTTCGCTCAATCTCCGGCCAATCGACGCCGCCGGCGCCGGAGCCGTGCCCGGCGGGCTGAATCGGCGCTTGCTCGCGGAGCCGCTCCGCCAGCGGGCGAACCAGATTGAGTGCCAGTCGGCTCATTGGCGCGCCGCTCCTTGCTTCGCTTTGCGCTCCTGCGGGTCGCCCTGGAAGACTTTGGTTTTCAGTTTTGAGTAGGCGACATCGACGGAGTGGGGATTCTCATCGCAGGTTTCCTGCGCCAGATGGCCGCGATTCTTTTGGAGAATGAGCGTGAGCCGCGATTTGTAGAGAGGCTTCCTGCCCTTAGCCACGCACGCCTCCCTTGAGAATTCGGGCTTTGAGGACTTGCGCCTCGTCGACGGTCAAATCTTTTTGCAGCGAGAGCTTGCCGTAGGCCAGCAGATCGGCGTCCTGCTGCGACTGCCGCGGCAGGCCGAGCGCGTCGCTCAATACATAAAGGATGGAGAAGTCCCCGGTCTCGGCGATCCAGGCCGCGGCATATTCCAGCGGAAATCGGTGGGGATGCGACTCGGCGGTGAAGTCGTGAATCATGCCGACCGTGATTCGAGTTCCCAGGCGCTTCGATATCGCTGAGGTAATCTCCTCCACAGATTTCGCAGATCTCCGCAGAGTCTCTTTGAGGGCAGAGCGGACCAGGGCGGCGAAGCCGAGTTCGCCCAGGTTCTCTGCCGAATCTTTTTCAACCTTTGGCATTGCCTTCCTTTACTGCTGTGCAGCAGCCTGTTCTCAGGCCGCGATCCCCTCCCGGCGTTGCTTGTCCCGCTCGGCCATCTTTAACTGGAGGTGCTCATGAACGCGCCTGCTCTGACTCAACCCCTTGACGACTTGAATGATGAATCCGTGGCTTACAACCAGCTCGCGCGCTACCTCGGCCATCAACTTCGGATACCGCCGTTTGAATTCCGCATATCTCCGCCAGCTCCGGATCGGGAGCGTGATACCTTGTGTTTTGGCGGCCCTCGCAATCATGGTGCGAATCGTACTGTACCAAACGTACCGTTGTCAAGAGAAAAAATGACTACTCCGGAAGCCCTGAAAATATTAAGGAAACAACTGGGCTGGACACAGAAGCGCCTGGCTGCGCACTTGCGAAAAAACGAGCACACGGTCAAGCGGTGGGAGATGGGACTCTTCGAACCGAACAATGATGCCTTCGAAAAGCTGGCGGGAATGTGCGATGGCGAACTATCGGAATTCTTTGCGCGCAAGGCGGGCATCTCGGAGCACGCCCTCTTCGATGCGAGCCGCTCCGGCGCGGATCAGGCGAGGCAGGACGCGGTAAATACCCTGCTTGCCAAGGAAAAGCCGCACAGGGAACTGATCCTCAAAATGCCTCCGGACGTGGGCCGACACCACTCGCAAGCGCAGCGCGCCATCGATATTTTGGCGCAGGCGGCGGCGCAGGGCAGCGAGTTCGCCAAAGCCGAGCTGACCCACTTCGCCGAGCAGCTCTTAGAAAAGGCCGGACATGCCGAAAGAGCTTTGAAGAAGCCTGCGGGTGAAGTAATCTGAGCACAAGAGCGCCGTGCGCTCGGACCTGCGAGAACCGCGCGGAGGAAAGCATGAAAACGATTGTCGCCATTCTGTTGTTTTGGACCGCGCTGGCCTGGGCGCACGGCGGCGGACTGGACTCGCTCGGCTGCCACAACGACCGCAAGGCCGGACTTTACCACTGCCATCGCGGCCCGCTGGCCGGGAAAACGTTCGCGAACAAAGCGGAGGCGCAGAAAGCCCTGGCCGATCTGGAAAAACCAAAGCCGTCGTCGGCCATCGAGCGCGACGGCCGCTGGGTGGTGGTCACTCGGATCATTGACGGAGACACGGCGGTGCTTGCCGACGGCGTCATCGTGCGCCTGCTGGGCATCGACGCGCCGGAGCTGCGCGGTGGCCATCAGGAGCATTGCCCTGGGACGATGGCCTCGGCGGCGCTGCGCGAGATGATCGAAGGAAAGGAAATCTGGCTGGGCTACGACGCGCCGAAGAATGATCGGTACGGACGCACTCTAGCGTTCATTTACCTGAGCGACGGCACCAACACGAACCTGGAGATGGTGCGGCTCGGGTACGCGCGCGCCTACCTGCAATTTCCATTCCGCTACAGCGATTTATTTTCCATCCAACAGAACTCTGCCAAGAGCGCGCGGCGCGGTCTCTGGAGCGCCGCCTGCGCGATGTGAAGGAGGTTTTCGATGGTTGCCAAAACTGCGTTGGGCGTCTTCATTGGCGGGCTTGCCCTCTACGTCTTGATCTTTGGTCCCGACTGGGTCGCTCGGAAGCGACGAGAAGCCGCAGTGGCAAAGGCGGAACGAGCGCTCAATTCCTTCACTCCTGAAATGGTTGTTGCACAATGCGGCGAGCCGGCTGACGAGGTCGAAGATTTAGACAGCGATGGTTTGGCATTTCGGATTATGACATTCGAGACGAAGTATGGATTGAAATTAAAACTGACGCTGTTGCAGGTATCGGCGTCGCCAAAGGAGCCGTGGAGAGTCTCGCCATTCGATGAGACGAGCCAGAGAATCTCCGCAGAACAGGCCATCACAATGCTGCCATGCTTGACCGGCGGCGAGCGTCCGCCTCAGCAAGCAAAGAGGTATGATCCCACCGAGCCCAACCCGACTCGGGTTGGGGGCCGAGCGCTTCCAGTAAAATAACATCCCGCCCGAATTTATACATGCCTAAATAGGCCATTGCATTTATTAAGTTTGTGCGTGGACAGGCCGGTGAGCGGTATTCCTCACTCCGGTGTCCACAACAGCACAGATGAACAGTTACCACCAATCCAGCCGGGCCGCCGACCCCACAACCCTGCTGAATCCCACCCAGGCGGCCCCTTCTTCCAACATCACGAACCTGGAATTCCTGCAGATGATTGCCGGCCCGGCGCTGCGCAGCCAGGAGAAGTACCGCATTCCGGCCGCCGTAATCATGGCTCAGGCGGCGCTCGAATCTAGCTGGGGAAAATCGCGACTCTTTCTGGATGCCAAAAACCCATTCGGGATCAAGATCAAGGCGCGCAAACTCGTCACCGGGAACGATGTCTATCGTCGGCAGACGACGGAATACGTGAATGGCAAGGCCGAGCGCGTTTACCAGAACTTTGCGAAGTACGAGAGCTTCGACGCGGCTTTCGAAGCTCACGGGGAGCTATTGAGCCAGCAAAGGTACTCACTCTTTCGCCGCGCCACCAATCTGCGCGAGGCCTGCGACGCGCTGCTAAACTGCGGCTACGCCACCGACCCCGACTACGGAAAGAAACTGCACCAAATCATCATCACCCAATCGCTTGACGATCCCGCGAGGGTCCGGGAATTCGCGGGACTCGGGACTTGGGATTCGGGACTCGCAAAGGAGAATGAATGAAACGAAAAAACAGATTCCTCGCTGTGCTCGGAATGACATCGTTGGTGCTGTGTCTCTGCGCGCCGATGGCGCGCGCGCAATCGTACAGCATCGAGACGGGCGGGAGTTTGTACGCCTCGACCGTGCCGCACCTGGCGGGACACTTCTCGGTGATGGCCTCGCTCGACGATGGCAAAACTTTTTCCGTGACGTCGATCGAGATGCGCGGCAACGCCGACGGCCAGCCGGTCTACACCACGACCACCGGGCTCGCGCGATTGCTCGCTTCGGGCGGGCGCATGAGCCTGTGGACGCTGATCCAGGGCGGCGCGGCAACATCATCGAGCGCGACATCGGGCGCGGCCAACGGCGGCGGCGCGATCGCGTTCACCATCACCAAACAAATTCAGTTTGTAGTTTCCGGGCAGGCATTGACCGCGCCGACGGCCGGCGGCTGGCAGCCGCTGGTCACCGCCGGATTCCGATTCAGTCCCGGGGATTAAATCCGAGCCGCGCGCGGAAGTAAGCGGTTGCGGGACGCCCGAGTAACGAGTCCCGAATACCGGGGGTTGCATGGCACAAGACAAGCGAGGGCCGGAGATGGTCGGCGGCGTGATTAACGAAGCGCCGCGCCTGCCGGTTTACATCACGCCGCAGGGGACGGTGAAGTCGTCCGGCGTTGCGGGCGTAACGGGCGTGGGACTTGGCGTGATCCTGATGACGCTGCTCGACGGCCGTCCGGAGCTGGTGCAGCAGATCGTCGGGTGGGGGCCGGGAATTGCGATGGTGGGCGCGTTCGTGTGGATGGCGCAGAAGTTTGTGCCGCCGCTGCTCGCCACGCAGCAGGAGATGACCGGCAACATCGGGCAGCTTGCCGGAGCCATTCAAGCCAACTTGTGCCGCGACGACGATGTGCGCGAAGCGGTGTGCAGCATTGCCGCGAAGCTCGATCGCCATCACGAACTGGTCTTGGACCACATCCATTCGGGCAAGAAGCAGAGCGCCACATGATGCGCGACACCCGGCAAAAATACGAGCGCGGCACCATCCTGTTCCACCTGCAAGCGAACCGGGGGATCTCGGCGCCCATGAGCTTCGTGCAACTGCAGCGGGGGCTGCGGATGCTGAACCTGCCGCTGACGGCGCACGATCTGCGCGACTTGCTGGAGTATCTGGTTGCGAAGGGCTACGTGGAGGTGGCGCGCATGGGCGATGTCTTCGGCCTGCGGCTGGGCGGCGACGATGCCCCCGACCATATTCTGACGGTGAGGCTGACGGCGACGGGCGTGGACTTGCTCGAAGGCACCACCCGGGACGATGGAGTGGCGACCCCTTGAATGGCGCGAAGAACACATTTCGCGGTGGAGAGATTGAGCGTAGACGCGCAGGTCGTCGTGCAGCGCGGGCTGCGCGAGAAGTGGACCTTCACGAAAATCGTCGCCGAAGTTTTAGCTGCTACCGGGGAAAAGGTGGCGCAATCTTCGCTCGCCCGCTACGCCTCGAAGTGGGCGGCGCAGACGCAGCGCGTGCAGGAAAAACAGGACCAGGCCGCCGCGTTCGTCTCTGCCGTCAAGGCCGGAAACCTGAGCGCAGCGGAGATGACCGAGGCGCTGCTCACGCAGGCGCTGATTGAATCGAGCGCCGCCCTGCTCAGCGTCGAGCCGGACAAGCTCTCGCGCGAGCAGCGCGAATTTCAAAAGCTGGAGCTGAAGCGGCAGGAGATTCAGATCCGCCGCGAAGAGCTGGAGCTTGACCGCCGCAAGCTGGACGCGCTCGAAGCCAAGCAGAAGGCTATTGACGAGCGGGTGAAACAGGCCGTGGCTCCCGAGAACGCGGACCTGACAGAAGCGGAGAAGTCACGCATTCGGAAAATCTATGGACTCGATGCAGCAGCCTGACGGCGCCATCCAGCTCACGCAATATCAGCGTGACTGGATCGCCGACAAATCGCAGTTCAAGCTGGCGGTGAAATCCCGTCAGATCGGCGTCACCTTCGCGACGACGCTGGAGATCGCGCTCGATTGCGTTGACCGTCAGCGGCGCTGGCGGATCATCTCGCGCACCCAGGACACCGCCAAAGAAGCCATCCGCGAGGTCAAGAAGCACCTGGCCGCGATGCGGCCCAGCGAGATCGAGGAGCGCCCCACGGATATGTTCTGGGACGGCGTGCGCATTTCCAGCTTCGTCATCACGCTGCCGAACGGCAGCGAGATCCAGGCGCTCACGGCGCATCCGGACGCGGGGCGCGGCTTCCCCGGCAGTTTCTTCCTGGATGAGTTCGGATTCCACCGCGAGAGCTACGAGCTGTGGAAGGGCGCTTTCCCGAACACCATGCGCGGGCACCGCCTGATCGTCTCCTCGACGCCGCACTACCAGCTCGGGAAATTTTACGATCTGGCGCGCGACTGCGACATGGTCGGCGGGCGCACGTTCGAGGGCGCGAGGCAGAAGGGTATTTGGTCGCGGCACTGGATTGACATTTTCGCCGCCGCGCCGCAGCTTGCCGCCATCGGCGTGCCGGTGAATGTCGAGACGCTGCGCGGGGGCGCGGGCGATGCGGATACCTGGGCGCAGGAGTTCTGCTGCCAGTTCTTGAGCGCGGCGGAAATGTGGATCGCGCTGGAATTGATCGCGGGCGCGCGGCATCCGGAAGCGGTTACGACCTGGGACCCGAGCCGCGAATTCGAAGGTACGCTGTTTGTCGGCGCGGACATTGGCCGCAAGCGCGACGCGACGCAGATCTGGATTGACGAGCGGATCAGCCAGACAGCCTACCTGCGCGGGCTGATCACGATGATTCGCACGCCCTTTGAACAGCAGTTTCAAGAGCTGTGCAAGGTCATTGAACATCCGAAAGTTCGGCGCGCCTGCATCGACGCCACAGGCATCGGGATGCAGCTCTCGGAGCAGCTCTACAAAAAGTTTGGGATGAAGGTCGAGCCGGTCACGTTCACCCGCGAGATCAAGGAAAAGATGGCGGTAATGGTCAAGCGGCGGATGGAAGAAAAATTGGACCGTATCCCGGAGAACTCGCAGGAGATCGAGCGCGACTTCGCCATGATCAAGCGCGAGACCACGGCCAGCGGAAACCTGCGTTTCGACGCCGACCGCAAGGAGAATTCACACGCCGATATTTTCTGGGCGAAGGGCCTCGCGGATCTCGCCGCGGACTCCGGCGTGGCGGCGGCAGAGGCGGGCTGGACTCCGGCGGAGCGCGAGATCGGCGCGCCGGTCCGGTTCGACGATAGCGCCGCCGTGGATCATCCCACCTGGTGGGGCGAGACGAAGCCGGAAGAGTTGAGGATGTTTGCACGATGAGTTTGACGCTGCTCAATATCGGATACGTCCCACGGCAGGAAGGGCTTGCCGTGGCTGCCACTCGCCACTCGCCACTCGTCACTGCCGTTGAGGCGGGCGCGCCGGCGCTGTTCCCGTTTCAGCGCGGCGGCGCGGACGCGGGCTACCGGCAGATCTCGCAGGCCGCTGGCGTTCGCGATCTTCTGCCGCAGATGCAGGACCGCCAGCAGCGCGTCTCGTACCTGCTGTACAAAACCAATCCGATCGCGTTCCGCTGCGTCGAGCTGCTGGTGGACTTCCTGGCCGGCGAGGGCGTCAGCGTCCAGGCCGAGGAGCCCGCAGTGCAGCAGGCGCTCGAAGAATTCTGGAACGATCCCTGGAACAATCTTGATCAGTTCATCCCGCAGATGGTCCGCGAGCAATCCATTTTTGGCGAGGTGCTGGTGCCCTGTCCGACGAATCCGATCAGCGGCCAGGTGCGCATCGCCTCGATTGATCCGATGTGGATTGGCGCCGTGGAATACGCGACGCTCGAAGGCGAGCCGGGGCGCGCCGCCGGTCCGGCAACGACCGTCGAGCTGCGCCGCGATTTCCAGGAGAAACAGGCTCGCCGGCTGCGCATTGTGCAGCCCGACGAAAACCCGTTTTCGGACGGCTACGGGCAGCTCCGCGGCGACGCGTTTTACTGGGCCATCAACAGGGCCAGAAACGCGACGCGGGGCATCTCCGACATTTTCAAGGGCGCGGACCTGATGAAGGCGCTCGACGAATTTATCTGGGCTTCGGTCGAATACGCCCGGCACCACAGCGCGTTCATCTGGGACTTGAAGATGATCGGCGCGACCCAGGAGCAGATCGCCGACTGGCTGAAGAAAAACCCCGGCGGGCCGCGCGCCGGCGCCGTGCGCGCCCACAACGAGCAGGTGGAATGGAGCTCCGTCTCGCCGTCGCTGAATTCATCTGAGCAGAACCGCATGGTGCAGACGCTGAAGAACATGATTCTGGCGGGATTTGGTTTTCCGCCGCACTGGTTTGCCGAGGGCGGCGACGTGAACCGGGCGACGGCTCTGGAGATGGGGGATCCGGCGCTGAAGATGCTGACGCGGCGGCAGCGCGACTTGAAGTACATGCTCGAGGAAATGCTGCGGTACGTCATCAGCGCGAAGATCTCCGCGGGCGCGCTGCCCGAAGGGATCAACCAGAACTTCGAAGTGCAGATGCCGGAGCTGAGCGTCAAAGACCAGGCGAAGATTGCGGCGGCGCTGCAGACCACCGCGCAGGCGCTGTCGCTGGCGAAGGCCGAAGGCTGGGTGGACGAGCAGACCGCGGCGAACGCCGTCGCCATTCAGATGAGCCAGCTCGGGGTGGAGGCGGACCCGGCGGAGATGCTGGCGAAAGCGCGCGAGGAAAAAGAGGCGGAGCACGCGCGGGATTACCGGAATGCGCGGGACTCGGGACTCGGGACTCGCGACTTGGGAAACCCGAACTCTGAACCCCGAACCCCGAACCCCGATGCCGGAGGCGCTCAATAATGGCGACGCCGCGGGAAGAATTCACGGAGCGGGTGAACCGTTTGCTGCGGGAAGGCCGGGACCTGCCCGAAGACGTGATTCGCCGGATGATCAGCGAGATTGAAGCGGCGCGGCGGGAGGCGCTGGCGCGGCTGGCCGGAGTGCCCAACGAAGGGTACTCGCGGGTGCAGTTGGAGCGCCTGCAGCAGGACCTCGACCGGCTGCTCGACGAGCTGGGGCGGCGGCTGGCGCAGCAGGTGGGGCAAGGGCAGCGGCGCGGCTTCGAGATTGGCCGGGACGTTGTGGAAGAGCCGTTCGGGCGAGCGGGGTTCGGATTCACTTTCGGGCGGCTGCCGCTGGAGCAGCTCGCCGCGCTGACAGACTATTCCGCGCTGGCGATCACCAATATTTCGCGGGAGACCCGCGGGCAGATTGACATTGCGCTACGGCGCTCGCTGATCGGCGGGCAGCCGTTCCACAAAACGATTCAGGACATTGCCGGAGCGCTCGGCGGAACGGAAAAAGGCCCGCCGTCATTGTGGTCGAAGGCCGGGGCGCGGGCGATGCGCATTGCCGCGACGGAGATTCCGACGGTGCAGGCCATCGCCAGCGACACCCGCATCGGGCAGATGGCCGAGCGGCTGGGCAAAGACTCGGTGCACAAGCGCTGGGCGCACCATCCAGTGGCGCGCGTGCCGCGGCTGGGACACGTCCTGCTGAACGACACGCACGTTCCGGTGGATGAGCGGTTCGTGAATCCGGCGACGCTGGCGACGCTGCGGTTCCCGCACGATCCTGCGGTGATTCCGGAGTCGCGCGCGGCGTCGGAAAACATTCAGTGCTCGTGCTCGATGGCCCCGCACATTGTGGCGTCGAGCGCGCTGGACGAACGTTTCAAAGCATCGCGGGCGCGCGCGCTGGCGGCCTGAGCGAAATCAATCAGAGCCGCGACAGTAATGGAGCGGACGAAGGGGGAACGATGGCAGACGAAAAGAAGGCCCGGACGGCGACGGAATATTTGAAAGACATCCCGGAGGCGGATCGGCTGCGCGTGATCACCGGAAAGCATTTCGGGCCGCCGGGAACCATTGCGGTAGTGACGCGCGATGGCCGGAAGGGTTACGTGAAGCCGGACCCGGCGCCGCGCGCCGCCGGCAGCCCTGCCGGGAAGGAGTGAACCGGTGAAACGATTCATCCATGTGCGCGAAGAGGAAGTGAACCCGGAGTCCCGCGGCGCGAGTCCCGAGATGCTGCAAATCACGGAGGCCTCCGGCGCGGTGATGGCCGCGCCGACGGGCAGCAAGTGGCGCGTGCGCGTCTTCGAATACGGGCTGTCGACGAACCGCTACGAATACAGCGAGCGCGGAAAAGCCAAAGAACATCTGCAGCTCAAGTGGACGCCGGAATCGGCGCGGGCGGCGCTGCCGCATCTCGACGGAGCGCGGTGCTTTGCGGATCACGCCGCAGATGGCCACGGCCAGAGCGTGCGCAACCTGATCGGGTTTTACTCCGAGCCGCAGCTCGGCGCGAAAGGGCCGGAGGCGACGCTCACGGTGCTCGAATCGGAAGATTGGGCGCAGCGCAAGATGCTTGCGGCCTGGAAGATTGGCCGGCCGCTGGGCTTCAGCGTGGACGCCATGATCGCCGTGAAGCCGGTGGGCGAAGGCGCTGTGCGCGCGCTGGCGGTGGAGGAGATCGCGGCGATCAAGAGCTGCGACCTGGTGAGCGCGGCGTCCTCCGGCGGGGCCCCGCTTGCGGTGCTCGAAGGCGGCGCGCCCGCTGAACAGAATCCCGGCGGCAACCCCGCCGGTGCAGTTGACTCAAGCTCCAGCAACGGAGCAACGACAAAAAAGGAGCAGACCATGAAAGAACGAATCAAGCGAGTTCTGGAGTCGCTCCGTAAACTTCCTGCGGCGGTCGCGTTCAAAGGACGCATCGACGCGGTGGAGGCGGAGCTGAACCAGGAAGGCGTGAAGATCGACGAAGTGTTGATCGGGCTGGCAGAGGAGCTGGCCGCGGCGCAGCCGGCGGCGGAGAACGGCGCGGCGACGCAGGTTGCCGCGGTGCAGGAACAAGTCAGGGCCCTGCAAACTCAGATCGGGGAGGCGCAGAAGAGGCAGCTCGCTGCGGAGCGGGCCCTCACGGTGAAGGAGAGGCTCGATGCCTCGAAGCTACCCGGCCCGGCGTTGCAGAACGTCCGTGAATGGTGCGACGGGCGGGAATTCACGCCGGAGCAGCTCGACGCGCAGATCAAGAAAGTGCGGGAACAGTTCGCGGCCGTCGCGGCCAACAATCCGACGCGGATCTCCGGGCGTCCGGTGATCGAAATGGGGCTGGAGCGCGGCGACAAACTCCAGATCGCGCTCGACCGGATGTTCGGCGTGACGCACAAAGTCAAGGAAGAGCGCAATGGCCAGATGGTGCGCATGGTGCAGGCGGAGGAAGTTGACAAGAGCGTGCCTAGCTTCCGCAGCCTCAAGGAAGCGTACATTGCCTATACCGGGGATTCCGAAGTCCGCTCGCAGTCGCTGGGGCGGCGTGTGCAAGAGGCTGCTGACATCGATTCCACCAGCTTTCCGCAGGCGCTCAATGACACGCTCGGCCGCCTGCTGCTGCAGGACTACCGGCAGGCCGATTACGACCTGTCGATGTTCTACGAAACTGCGGCGGTGCCGGACTTCAAGGACCAGAAGCGCATCCGCATCGGAGACTTCGACGATCTGCCGGCGCACGATCCGGAGGCGGCTCCGTGGCCCAATCTGACGCCTCCGACCGACGAGCAGGCCACTTACGCGGTGGTCCAATTCGGCGCCATCCTCTCGATCAGTCGGAAGATGATCAAGAACGACGACCTGGGGACCGCCTCGCGCATGGTCGGCAAGATCGGCCGCGCGGCGCGCCGCACCCTGGCGCAGTACGTAACCACCTTCTTCGTGGCGAACGCCGCCATCTACGACGGCACGACCTGGTTCCATGCCAATCACGGCAATCTCGGAGCCACGGCGCTCTCGGCGACCGAGCTTGGAGTGATCCGGGCGGCGTTCCGCGCCTTCGCCGAGAAGGACTCGCTCAAGAAACTGGGATTGATGCCGTACTGGCTGATGATCCCGGACGCGCTCGAAGGGGCGGCGCTCAAGGCCAACAAGTCGGCGTATCTCAGCGACAGTTTGGCCGACGACTCCACGGTCCAGTTCATGTTCGGGCAGAACGGCGAACGGATCGTCCGAAACCACCTGCTCACCGATAACACGGATTATTACGTCATCGGACGCAAGGAAGATGCTCCCATCCTGGAGGTCGGATTCCTGGACGGCCGCATGGAGCCGGAATTCTTCCTGGCCGACGGCGAGACCACGTCGGAGGCGATGCTGAC